CCTGCGCCGTCTGACCTGTAGACGTATGTCAATCCCGTGCCTGGGATTGGATCTGATTCATATATGGAATCTGAATTGTTTATGGTCGAAGGCACTATCTCGAACTGCCTGCTGATGCCTCCCACTGATTTCGTGTACTTGAACAGCGGTAGGTCGGTCTGGTTTGAACTCAGTGTGTACACCTCGGTGTCTATGCCACCTATGGATCCGGACTCCCTGGGATTGCCGAACAACTGTCCGGTCTGGTTCGCGGCGTTCAGTATCGCAGTGAACTGTTCCCTGTAGTTTGAATTTGCGGAATCATTCCAGATGATGGTCTGCGTGGCCAGGTTCGTGCCGGTTGAATCTAACACGTCCTGTGTTGTGGATATTGAATCAATCTTTAAAAGTCCAGTGGCAGGTTTATTTCTCTTGGCGTTGTAGTTTATCAGCCTTGCCAACCTTAGTACTGAATTTCTCCTCTCCGCTGTCTCAAGGAAGTTCTCCCTAGCGTTGAGGTCAACCCTGAAACTCAGGGCCTGTGCTATGTAGGCTATGAGATCTATCAGTGCGACATACTCTGAACTCTCTACGAAGTCATTGAAATCGTCGGGGTAGTTCTCCCTGAGGTAGGCCACCATGGTCCTCCTCAAGGTCTCGAAGTCGTATGATTTGAAATCCGCCTGTTGGAATGCCTGGTAGATCTTCCTCCAATCCTCCGCGACTAGTAATCTATTTTGTCTGTCTGTAGTGGCCATACTGTTTGTATGGATATTTATGTGTTAGAATATATGCGTGTATTAAGATAGACGTAACAGGGAGTTCTCGTCGAAATTGAACCTCAGTTTCTCAGTGATGTTGAGTGGCACGTATGTGATAGTGGCCTGTATGGCTATGCCCTTGTCCGCTTCTGTGACCGTGATGTCCTGTGTGCTGATCCTAGGATCCGCGTTGAGGTTCTGTGTGACGTCCTCCACTATGGCGTCCTTTAAGGCCTCTGTGAACGGCTCGAACAGCGCATCATATATTATTGTGCCGAACTCGGGGTTCTCCACACGCTCACCCTTCCTGACGGAAAGCCTGTTGATCAGGTCCTGTTTTGCGACCTCGAAGTCGTACAGTTTGAAGTTCTGGCGGTCAGCACGTGAGCTGAAACCCTTGAATGTCACGGTCTTGTTGCTTAGTTTATTGTCTGATCCGTTGTCCCCGTATGCCATCATGTGCTCCTGTTTTAGGTATTTAATATTTTATTTTTAAATTTGTATACTGCATTCGAATGGGTAATGTTCATTATTGTTATTCACCATATCGGAGTGTATTTTAATATCACTTACATTAACATCTGGTGTAGTTAATATTTTATCTAACGAATATTTTGTACCATTTCTGTTTGTAAATGTGGGTTCCTGAATGTGATTAATCAACCGATACTTTTTATATAAATGATTAATGTGTATATCTTCCTGATGCATATCACCTATAATAGCAGTTGGCCCGTCAACTAAATCCATAATAAATTCTAATTGCTCAATTATTGGTCGACCTGCACTGGGCACATTAAAACTGGGCAAACAACTAATCATAGTTAACTCGCCTATTTTGAATAAAGGTATGTTTTTACCTTGAGCCGGATTTGATTTGAGGTTGTTGTTAGGTAACTTGTGTGATACTACACCTTGGGCACCTTTTACAAACATACCTGTACCCTGCCAGTTTTCTACTACATAACAGTCATCAAATTGATCTTGATATTTCAAAGGAAACCTTTGTATCAAAATGATATCACAACTTTGAAACAGTTTAGTAACTACAACCGGAGTAAGTTGTCCAGCATTATAGCTACCAACTTTAATTGGTTTTGCCATTAGTGTATCCTCCTGAACTCCACGTCGACCTTGCTGTAGTCAACCATGTAGAATCCCGTGTCGGTCATTGTCCTGGCCCATGGCACCTCCTGTGCCATAACACCCTGCCACGTGCCCGACGTGTGCTTGTACTTAAACTCGTAGATGTTGATCCCTGAGGGTGATCTGCCAATTAGTTTGATGTCTTCCTTCAATCTCTCATCACTGAAGAAAGTCTTCACGGCGTTGAACGCCCCTGCGACATTTCCACCCCCGAACAACGCGGGCAGTTTCATAGCACCGATCTTGGCGCCCAGGTTGGTGAACGTACCTGCCTTGATACCCTGTAGTCCAAGTTCCCTCGCCGAACTTCCTCCCAGTCCCGCCAGGAACCCCTTGGCCTGGCTGGTGATCGAGGAGATCGCCGTCTTCTGTATGGTTGATGTGACCTGTCCCGCCACCACGTTCTTGAACACGTTGGTTGTGGCCTTGATGTCAGCGACGGAGGAGATGTTAGCAATGTTGATGTTGCCCGCGATGCCGGATATGTCTATGCCTCCGATGTTGGTGGGTATTCCTACTCTTTCATAGATTGGCTTTCCGAACTTGTCAACTCCTATCTGCTTCCCACTTAGGTTACCCGTGACCAGTTTGTTCAGTGAATCCTTAGCGGTGTTGGCGAGCGCCTTGCTACCCGCGTCTGTGGCAAAGCCCTTGAAATCTCCCGACAGTATCTTGCTGGTGTCCCCCAGCGCGAACAATTCTCCCGCTTGGTTTACAAACACGTTGTCCTTGAACAGTTCCACCACATCGGATCCCGTCACTGTGTCGATGACCTGGTCGGCCAGTTTCTTAGTGTTGTCGTTGAGCACATTCGCTACGGAGTCTGACACGTCGAAGCCCTTGAACTTGTTGCTGATGCTGTTCGCCATGTCCCACTTCACTTTGCTTTCATTTATGCCGAATAGTTCGTCGAAATTACTGCCTAAATCCGCCAGTATCTTCCTGGCCTTGGCCGGGTCCGTCGAGGTACCCATCTCTTCCCTAACAACCCTCTCCGCTATCGCCTGGAACATACCGAGCCTTACGGACTCTGACTGAGACAACAGGAGTTGGTATTCCGTGTACTCCACCGTGCCCGGAGTGTTGGCCAACCTGAACCACGCCTTCTTGTTGTCTGCTCCTCCCGTGGGCAATGCGCCCTCTGAAGAGAATCCTCTAAATCTCGGCCTGGGCTCATGCGTGATGAACCTGTGCACCGTGGTCTTGGTCTGTTTGGTGAACGGGCTCAAAGGTTTGGTGCCTTTGTTGGCCAGTTCAACATCACCCTCTAGCCTTGGTGTCACCCCAGCGGCGTCAGTAGTCAGCCACTTTGGTCCCCAAGTGTCGCTGGCGCCAGTTGAGTTGAAGTGCACTTGTGCTCCAGCTAGGTGTATCTGTCCTTTTGCTCCATGCAGTTGTATTCCGTCAGTGTATGAAGTAAGACCATCCTTTGCGAAATGTCTGACTGATCCCGATTGGGAAGAGACGAAAACACCTTTTTCACCCAAGGTTTGATGATAGTCGGTGGATTGAATTATCTGTCCGGGGATCTTTGGAATTTTTACATCGTCGGTTGTCTTCAGTCCTTTTTGTACCTCCACGTCATCCTCCTTGTATTTCACTTCATCGGTGCCCGATGCTGTCATACGTATCGATTGGCTCGCGTGTAAATTTATGTTGGCGTCCGAGTGCAGGTTGAAGTCACCCTGCGTCCTCATGTTTATGCCGCCCACTCCCGAGTACACGTCGATCCTGCCCTCACGGTCCATCTCTATGTAGGCGTTGCCTGACGCGTTGGCTATGTACACCACACCCTCGGTGTCGTGCATCAGCAGTTGGTGTCCTGATGCGGTCCTCAATCTCGTCAGTTGGTTTGTTCCATCCTGGGCACCATCATCCATGACGAAACTGTGTCCATGGTCTCTGTCAACGCTGACCGGCCTGTCATCCAGTCCTATGTTAGGCTTCTGAGAATTTGGTTTGATCCTGCCTGGCGTGCTTATACCAAAAACCGCGCTGGGAGATTCCCTACGAGCACTGCTGGTCGTAGTGCCCCTTATGGGATCCGACACCAACCCTTGTCTCATCAGTTGGTCGGCCAATCTGTCATTGATCGGGAATTTCTGTTGTTGCAGTTCAACATCTACATTTACTTTCCTGTTCTTCTCACCCGTGGGCAAGATGTCAGTGCCGTATGTGTCCTGTTTGCTGTCACTGAAGTCTCCACCGTTGCTGGGCATGGCGGTGTCTTGGCTGGCCGCGTGTCCTGGTATCTGTTGGTTCATGTTGGGTTCTTGCACACAACCCATCCAGAACGCCTCAGGTCTGCCCGAGTCACCTTTTGCGAATATGACCAAAACAGTTGTGTCTATGTCTGGTGGCACTGCCCACATTCCATAACTGGTCTGGCTGGCCGTGTATGTGTATGGATCTGTCTTGCTCACACTCCTCAATGATTTTACGCCATAAAAAGGCGAAAGGTACTGGCACCAGGTTATCTGGCTGGGCTTTGGCTCACTGGTTTTAGTAAGGGCGGGAATGTTCACTCCCAGTCTTCCCATCTTTTGGGGATCTTGTGTGTACTTGACCGTAGCCAGATACGGACCTGGATCATTGTCGATGTACTTCTGATCGAAAAATTTTTGATTGTTCTGTGAGTCCGTGAATCCCCTGGAATCGTTGTAGAATTTACTCATT